TGAAGATTTCACTCTCTAAGCTTAGACAAATAGTATAAATAGATGTATGGCCGTATCATTCATCAATAAAGTTAAGAAAGAAGCTTCAGCAGCTGGTATTAAAAATAATACTAAGAAGTCGCTAAAGTGGTTTCGTGAGAAACTGAGATATATGACAGGCATCAGTAGAACAAAGGTTCTCAAAGATGAGGCGCTGAAGAAAGTAAATGCTCCTCTCGTTGGAAGAATGTTTATGTACTTCTATGATCCAAAGACTAAAAAGACTTTGCCGTTCTACGATAGATTTCCTCTTATCATTATGGTCGATAAAGCACCAGGTGGTTTTTACGGGTTGAATCTACATTACTTAGATCCTATTACACGAGCAGCATTCTTCGATAAGCTCCTTAGCTATACTAATAATAAGAAATACGATAAGACCACTAAGTTGCGGTTGTCATACGATCTTCTAAAAGGAATGTCTAAGCTCAAAGCCTTCGCACCATGCTTTAAACATTATCTAACATCTAATATTAAATCACAGATCACCGAAGTTCCAGCAAGTGAATGGGAAGTTGCTATCTTTTTACCAACTGAACAATTTGTTAAGAGCGACAAAGCAGGTGTCTGGAAGAATTCTAAATCTATAATCTAATGTCATTATTTACAGATATCGCAGATACACTTTCTCCAGGATCTATTGACGATCTAAAAGCAACGATAGGCAAACGTGGAGGTATTGCAAAGACAAATCGCTTCGCGATCTTTATGTCTCCGCCTGATTCATCGTTGCTAAATATCAACCTACAAGATATCGGTGTTAGTCTCATCTCTGGTACATTCAATGCGAAGTCTCTTATTAATGACCCGCGAGATATCGGATTATTGTGCGAAAGCTGCTCTATACCAGGTAGACAAATCCAGACAATGGAGCACTCACACTTTCGGAACACAGTAAAAGTTCCAAATAATTATATCAACGAAGATATAACATTTACATTCCTTTTGACTAATGACTATTACATGAAGAAGATGTTTGATAAGTGGTCTGAATTAATAATTGATCCAGAGTCTTATAAATTAAATTACAATGCAGAGTACCAAAGAGATATTACTATTCAGCAATTGAATGAAAAGAATGTCCCTGTTTATGGAATTAAATTGAAGAACGCTTATCCAATAAGTGTATCATCAATCGAGTTAAGTAATACTGGTGAAAACAGTATACAGAAGTTATCAGTTACGATGACATATGAAGATTTTGAACCAGAAGGTGGATTGTCCTCCGCACTTTCTGGAATTAAAAACGCGATAGGAGGAATAACCAGATTATTATAGCATATTATGCCATTACCAATATTAGAAGCAGCAAAGTACACAACAGTAGTACCATCTACAAATGAAACAATTGAGTTTAGACCTTTCCTTGTAAAGGAAGAGAAGATCTTAATGTTGGCACAAGAGTCTGACGATCCTTCACAGATCATTGGATCTCTTAAACAAATTATTGAAGCATGTACATTTGGTGTAGTTGAGCCAAGTGCATTGACAACATATGATCTAGAGTATCTGTTCCTTCAGCTGCGAGCGAAGTCTGTCGGCGAAACATCAGATATTATATCTAAATGCCAAGAGTGTGAAGCAGAAAATCCTGTCGAAATTAATCTTTCAGATATCACAGTAAAATTTCCTGAAGAAGAACTAAACAATAAGATCGAACTAACTGACACTGTCGGGATTATTCTTCGTCCTATCTCTATTGGCAAATCAGAAGAACTTTCAAAGCTCGACGCTACTGAAGACGCTCTTACTCGATCGATCGCGGCGTGTATCGAATCTATCTATGACTCAAACGGAGTTTATATCGCAGATGATACATCAGAGAAAGAGATGGGACAATTTATTGACTCTCTTACACACGATCAGTTACACAAGATTCAACATTACATCGAGAATCAACCAGAATTAAAAGAAGTGCTAAAGTTTAAATGTAAAAAGTGCGGCCACGCTAACGAAGTTACTATTTCGGGTCTTTCCTCTTTTTTCTAATATGCCTTTCTCATGAGTCTCTAGCTAACCATTATCAAACCAATTTCTCAATGATGCAACATCATCAATATAGTTTAACGGAATTAGATAATATGCTTCCATGGGAAAGGCAAATCTACGTATCTCTTCTTCACGAACATATTAAAAAAGAAAACGAACGAATAAAAAAGCAAAATGGCTAATCCAGAAGACATCCAACAAGAGCAGTTAAACGCAAGTAAACAGCAGCTCGCGAAACAATCCGCGCAGAATGAAGTTCTTAGCGGTGTTATTCTAGAGCTCGCTGCTTCACAAGCACAGCAGGGAGAAATTGAGCAACGGCAAATCGCACGCGAAAAGAAGATTAGGCGGAGAGCGTTTATATTTGATAGAATCGGATCTCAATGGGATAGAATCACTGCGAAGAAGGCCTTTGTTCATGCCACTAACCTATACGAAAAAGATAGAATTGAACAAGTAGCGCAAGCAGATGCTGGAATAGCTACTGCAAAAAATACTGGAATGGTTATAGGTTCTCTAGAATTCATAGCGTTGGATATTAGAAAGCTTGTCAATTTTATGATGGGTAATAAGCTCCAGGAAGAAGAGAACAGGAGAGAATTATTTGCGCTACTGAAACCAAAAAAAGAAATAAAGAGAGATGAATTTAAAGAAAAGAAATACAAGGGATTCATTTCGAAGGCTATAGGTTTTATTGGTGGTTTGTTATTCGCGTTTACTGCAGGTGTAATTGAAGGCCTAAGAGCAAAACTATCTGAAATTTTTAAACCTCTGAAAGATAGAATATCCAAGATTTTCAAGCCATTTACAGAGAGACTCGCTAAATTTTTCAAGCCATTAACAGATAAGCTAAAGTCAGGTCGAGCTCTAGTTATTGGAGCCTTTAACACAATGAAGGACACTCTTTTACGATTTGGTAAAACAATCGGAGCTAAACTGAAACTGCTCAAAACAACACTCTTCGGTCCAGGATCTAAAATAGGTTTCGCAGCAAGCATAATTAAAAACTTTAAGGAAAAATTCGGTGCAGTGAGTAAAGGGTTTAAATCTACTACTGCAGTATTATTCAAACCAATAAAGTCGCTAATGGGTATGCTGAATCAGTTTAAACCTATGTTCAAAAAACTAGGATTTATATTCGGCAAATTGCTTATACCACTATCTATGCTATGGGACTTTGTAACAGGATTTGTAAAAGAATTCAAGACATCTGAGTTCGATAATATGTTTATGAAAATCCTTGATTCAGTATTATCAGGTATTGGAAGTATCGCAGGTGGATTTATCGGTGGTATACTTGATCTGGTTAAGTGGGGATTGTCATGGGTCGCTTCGAAACTAGGATTTGACGGTCTATCAGAATGGTTAGATAGCTTTAGTATTAAAGATATGGTAAAAGAAGGGATGTCTACTCTTTTAGATATGCTTGATATGCTTTTCACAGATCTAATTCCAGCCTTAGTTGCTGGACTGAAGAATAAAGCTATGAATCCATTCACCGCTGGTGCTTTTCAAGATGGATTTAATGATCGGATGTACGGAACAGAAGGAGCTGAGGCTGGAGGAAAAGCAGATAGCAGATTTTTTGAATTAAAAGATGAACAACGCGCCGTCAGGACTAAAATAGCAGAAGAACAAGCCAGAATAGATCGATCGAATGCCGGAGAAAATGAATATTTTGGAATCGAAGCTAACGGAGTTAGCAACTCTTTAGATAGAATTGAAGAGCTTAGAGCAGAAAAGGCAATATTAGATAAGCAGATTGCTACAAGAGGTGAATTACTAAAACAAGCAGCTATAGAAAAACGAGCTAATACTACAGGTGCTCAAATGGAAGCAATGCAAGATGATACTCTAGGTGCTAAAGCTCAATCTGCTGCAGCTAAAATCACTTCAGTTGTAACAGATTCATCATCGAAGGTAAACAATAGCATCACTAAAGTTAGTAACATTGGCCAACACTTCGATCGTACAAACAGTTTAGCAATAGCACAATAAAAAGGGAAGCAGATTTCTCCGCTTCCCTTACTTATTCTAGATCAGAGATGTTTAGCCTTGTTGGGCCAACTTCGCAAAATACGAAAGTGTATCACCATCATCTTCTGTGTCTAGGCTTACATCACTCTGAGCGGGTGCTGGTGCATCAACCTTGACCTCACGAGTTTCGTTAAGCTCGACTTGCGTGTCAGTCGAAACTACTGTATTAGCTATGTGTTCTTCACCGAGAACTTCATATAGCTTCTTCTTTAAGTCAGCATACGATTTATAACTTTCTTGGTTAATGAACTCATTCAGTCCATGAAGTTTTTCATAAATCGCTTCTAACTTTGCTTCTTCACCACCAAATAACTCAGTCGGTGCTTCGAACTCTGACTTATCATAGTTACGATAGCCTTCGAAGTTGCGAATCTTCAGTTTGAAGTTTGCTCCACCCCAGAAATCGAATGGATTAACTGGCTTCTCATCTTGGAACTGTGGCTGCATAACATCCATTACCTTATCCATGATCTTCTTACCGTACTTATAAAGGAATACCTTACCTTCATTTTCAGGATTAGCAGAGTCAGAGACAACAAGGATATTAGAGACATGATGCAGACGACGCTTACGCATACGTGCAAGCTCCTTATCTTCTTCACGACCAGTATTCCATAGCTGTGTATTCATCTCACTCACTGGATCATTTTGACCAATAGAGGTGAGAGAGTTTTCGATATACCAACGACCAGTTGGACCCTTGAAACCATGATCCCAATATTTGACCCATGGAAGATCTTCACCTTTGCCTGCTGGAAGGAAGCGAATAATCGCATAACCATTTCCAGCTTTGTCAACTGTTGGTGTCCAGAAGCGATCGTCACCGTATGATTTCTTTTCGGTATCTTTCGCTGCTGCGTTAATTAGTTTATCGATCGCTGCTGCGCGATTTTGTTTTAGTTGTTCGAATGACATATTATTTTTAGTATTGCGTTGTATTGTTTTTAGTATTGCGTTGTATTATTGCTACCAACAAACTCTATATTATACTGATTTGGCTCATTTGTAAATAACATAATTAATTGATCACGGTATTTGTTTTCATCTGAGGCAATGAGTGGAATAATGAACTGTTGGTATTTTTCGAGTGTAAGAAGAGTACCTTTAACAATACCTAATGGATCGTTGAGTGTACTCTTCAGGCTTTTGATAAACTTCACAAAATGATCTATAATCGCTACAGTTTCTGGGGAAATCTGTTGGCTCATAAAGAGATTAAGTAAGAGGTTATCGGTTTTGTCGGAGTTTGCTTTACAGACTCCATCAAAGGTAAGGTTGTATTTATACGCATTTTCGCGAATTAGTTTTGTCTCTCTTTGGAAGTTATAGAACATTGATTGGCGATAGGTATCTCGAGTGGTATGAGATTCCATTTCCATTTCACCGATCCACATGTTCTCAGCCATAATGTTATCGGCAAAGTACATTTTCAAATCATCTTCTTTTACAAACTTCTTCGCGATACGTTCAAAGAAGTATCGATCTTTTCTCCTCTCAAAACTCTGCATCTTTACATTAGACTTAAAGTTATATGCGAATGCGTTATAACCTTGTTGCGTAAAGTGCAATCGAATTGAGTTGTATAAGGAATATGCCTGAAAGCCAGTCATTAAAATAAGTATGAAGTAGTCCTCTTGATGATGTTGCGATCCATTGCTTCTGCTTCGAGTTTACTCTTCAGTGCGCCCTTTACGAGCTTGGCCATATCCTCAGGATCGATTTGTTTTTCTTCACATAAGTGACAAATAGCTTCAGCGTACGACATCTTATCCTTGTGGACCAAGATCTCAGTCTGTATTACCAACTGTTCTTTTGTGATAGACATTTTTACTGGTATTTTCTTAGCCATTATATTACTTTAAGGATGAGGGTTTGATCGTTCATTCGACCGTTTGCTTCTTTACGTTTTGTTGTGAGAGCATCGATGATCTTATCTCGTTGCTTATCGGTCTTTGTGACGATCGCGCTAATAACATCAGACGGTTTACGAAGTGACATAGAGTAACTTAGCTTCTCATCGAATCCTTTGATCGAGGTTCCTTTCACACTAAATCCTTCAGTGGATGAACATTCGTATACAGTCATTCGACGATATTTAATATTGAAGACATATAGCTTCCTTGCTCCAGGGATATTTGCTGGTGACACAGAGGTGACAGCATATTCATCAGATTCAGCCAAATACTTGAGAGACTTTACTTGTCTATCAGCACTCTGAACTTTCTTCTTTCGTGGCTTTCGAGCATTAGTATTAGTGGCTCTAAACTTAGCGACTTGCTCCTCCATTTTAGTAAGCTCCTTAATACGAGAACGAATTCCTGGTTTGGTTAGATATGAATAACCCTCGGCGCTGTCAGGATCACCCTCAAGAGCTTCAGTCAATTCTGTCTTATATCTACCTAACCACTCTTCTACATACTTCAAACCAGCAGCTGGAATAGTGTGCTGCTTAAGGAGAGAATATACGTTAATTCCCTTCACCTTCGGCTCAGAATTAATCCAATCGTCGAGCATCCAATCAAGTTCAGCACATACAGTACCGTTTACTTTATTCTTCAATCTCTCGATAGGACTAATATTGTTAGTGTGTTTGTTTGCATCAACAGGAGTGTCGACGATTTTTACATAGTTCGCGAGTAGAGACGTAAGCTCAGTCTTGATATGTGTAAGGTCGTTATGCGCCTCTGTGATATTATATCCTTCCTTATCTTTATAATACTCCATGTATCCATCACATGTAGGCAACATGCCATTATTCAGAGCTCTGCACAATTTTGATGTAGTGACTGAAGGTTGTGTATCTCGTAAGCTTTTGATATACTTGATTTCGTCCTTCTTATATCCGTTATTCTTCATCCACTCTAGAGCAAAGACTTTAAGGTCTTTCGCGCTGAGATAATAGTTATAGAAACCGAACATGCGATTTCGATTCTCCATGAATTTTACAGGCTCCCAATTTTCACATCCGTCCCATCGTGGTTCTTCTCCAGTATATTTAGAGTCACACGCGATGACTCGATTATATTTGTCAAGTACTTTAGCCATAATGTATATTAGTATTCGTTATTGTCCACAAATGCGTCTGCGGTATATTTAGTGAGGATTTCAAACTCTTCATCAATATCTTCTTTGCTTGGAGCTTTTGGTTCAAAGTTAACATAATCGAGTGAATCCTTTGATACTACTTTCTTTGGAATTCGGCCTCGAGCTGGAAGTCCAAGCTTTTGACGCTTGAGCTTCTTTGCGGTTTTCTTGATAAACGCGAGTCTTTGTTTTTCTGTCATAATGTATATTATACTATATTTGTGTTGATTTGTAAATGATTAAAGAAACTACTTAAAGAAAATATGTCTTCCGACCTTAGTGGTTTGAGACATNGNCGCTGCCCAATATGGTTCGTCGATATATTCTGCATAATAGTGATCAGCGCCTTTTGTGTAATTGGTCATCTCGGCGGTGTCGACAATCTTCATTGCCTCGTGCCAGCGTGGGTGATTTTGTGCTTTCGCGATATTCGTATCAACATCGTTTTCATTCCAACATGAGAATTGCCATGCTTGAAGGCAAACAGCCGACATTGATTTGTTTCGTTTCATTGATCTGTTATAGACCACTTCGTGTACCGACTCCATTGCACCTTCAGCGTATTCTCCTCCTGCTTCGAGGATCAGAGTAGATGCAACTACATCACGATCTGAATAAGAGAATGCAGTGCTGCTAAGAACTATGAAGAGTGCAGTGTATAGTTTCATATTAAAATTTTACCCCCATGTTGGTGAGCTCTACTCTGAGCTGTTCGTCGCTGTGAGCAACTCGACCATTTGTGAGTTCATACTCAACAGAGAAATCGCCGTCGCCACTAAGTGGTCTGTCAGCGGTTTTGAACGCGATTTGGTGGCGCATTGAACCGTGGTCGCGATTGTCAGTCACGCTCTTCACACGATATGTGCCATCTTCAGCACGATAGATCTCGTTAAGAGTCTCCCAATCCTCACAGACTGTGGCGTCTGCGCTCACAGTGCACTCTCCTCGAACAACCACCGAAGAGTATTCATCAGAGTGTTCAATCATGCCGCGGATCTCTTCGAGAGACTCGGGCGAGGAGAGAAGTGACTCATCAGTCACGACGTATGTGGAGCCACCTTTTGGCTTCCAGTGCTGAGGACACTTACCGGTGCCGTCCCAATCGTGAGAGGAGTAATTCTCCATATATTGAGTGTTGAGGACGAGCTTGGTGGCGGGAGGAGTAAGTGTATTTTTCATAATTTTAACTGTTATTGGTTGGTTACAGTATTAATTATACCATATATGAGCCCATTGTACACCGGTTTTATATCAATGCTGGTCAACTACTTAGGACTTTTTTTGAAATCTATCCAAGAAAATCACAAAATTGATGAATAAGTTGATAAACTAGATTCAACTGTTGAATACCAACGCTTTAGAGAACTGTCTCTGTTTGGTTGGATTCATATATTATTATACCACAACGGCTTAGGCATGTAAACCATATAAATACAAATATATGCCAATACCGATTTTAGATCTTGGAGAGTGCCGAACGGGCTATGACGATGATACATTCGCTCATCTCCTCGAATGGCGTACAGAGAACGTTGATCCACTTATAGTCGAAACGATCGAAGCTTCGAGAATCGTGACAAACGAGGATATCGATACTGGAACAACACTTTCAGATAATGGAGATTTCACGTATTCGTATTCAGGTAGCTTTACGATTGAATCTTTTCCAAACGTGTCGATGGAGTTTAGAGACTTCGAAACCGAATCTGATACAGTTACTATTACTGGTTGGCCACCAAGTGATGAACGTGCCAAAGACATGTTCAATTTTAGTCTTGATCCACGAGATGCCCGCACGTACGAAATTACGATAGAGTGGAAAATCTCAGCGACTGAGGAGACTTCAGGAGGTGTACCACCAGTAACATCTATAGAACCAATTATTGGTAACCACTCTACAGGTAACTATGTCTATGATTCTGATCTTGATAAGTATGTTCGAACAGACACTTTTATATTCTGCATTGATGCAGTAAACAGAACAGGTGAACAGTTTGGTGTAACACTATTAGAATACATGAATTCCAATTTTAGTTATGAAAGCACTGCTGTTAAGAAAGAAGTAGATAGTATCAAATCTGCATTTCCTATTAGTACTGTTGAAGGAAACTATACCTCACCGCAAACTAGTATATCTCGGTCGTATAGTCCATCTAACTCCGAATGGTCTATTAATTATAGTGAAGAACTTTTAATGGACACACTTATCACGAGTGATTCATCAAGTGACTGGGTATTAAGAGTTGGTAAAGGTGGTCAGATATATTCGTTAAAGACAGATTCTCTAGGTGAAACTGTACCTCCACAATATAGATCTAGTGATGGTGGACAATGGGCACCGTGGGTTGATGAAGTATGGCAAACGGTATCAGTATATAATAAAGATGGAGATTCGAAGTTTAATCATAGCGCAGGTATCTATATCAAAGATCCGATTCTAACTGAACCATTCTATACTCCAAGATTAGCGACAGAGATCGATGAACCCAATAAGAGTTTTTACTCAATGAATTGGATGCAACCTGCAGGTAAGTTATACACTGAAGATAATCCTTCGCATATTATAAATCTTACAAAGTACAAGGATCTAGGTGATGGTGTGATTGAAGTAACATTAGGGATGTATAACTTTGGTAGTACAGAAGTCTATAATTACCATAATATGCCTTGGGGAGGAGTAAGAAGAACTGCTTTAGAATATAACTACACCGCGAATATAGATCAAACTACATATACTCAAATGACAGGCAACTTTGGCGTTCCTGATTTTGCTACGAGAACAGTGTTTGATACAGATCAAACTGGAGGATGGACTACATTTTGTAGCGAGAATTCAGGAGATTATGGTCAATCAATGGGGGTTGTATTTGGTAAAGATGAGCAACTCGAAAATACATGGCAGAAAAATCGCATTAGGCAGGGTTATACAAAGCTTACTCCAGAATCTGGCGAAACAGACTGGAGAAATTATACCGTATTCACGCTTAATGTACGACATTATTTAAATCAAGGAGAAGGTATATGGACTAGACAATATTTTGTATTCGGCGAAACGCGAGCTGATGTAGAAAACAAAATTAAGAGTAAAAACTTAGTTGATAATACACTCTTTGAAGATATGAATATCACTGAAGATTCTGTTGATTTAATAGGATATCAAATCATTAATGACAATGGTAGTTTTGTTATCGATAAAAGTTCTACACCTGACTTCTATCTTTATTCAGCTCCAGTGAGTGGAACAGTACCAATCTTTGAGATTATTAAACGCGATAATTCTAGATTCGTTTCGTGGAATCCTTATAAAGTTGGTACACACAAAATGTATGACGGCCTCGTTAAGGTTGTTAATCTCCTAGGCTTTACTTCACCCACTGCGGTTTACGCTGATTCATTAGACAGCGTTTTCGACGGGCCGTTTGAGCATAGCTATAAAGCTGATGGAAAATTATTAAGTGGAGTCATAAGCTAACCTATGGAACTTGAAAAAACAAAGCTATCTGACGTTATTCGTAACACTAACTTTAGTGCTATGAGTAATAGTCTTATTTTAGATACTACTGCAGGTGTTGTCGAAACAGTAACGTCAGTCAATATTACATCAAGTGTAGAAGATTCTGGTATTACGTTATCAACTTCTCTATCAGGTGTATCAGTTGCTGGTAGCTACTTAGCACAGTTCAATGACTATGGTGAATTCGTTTCGAAAGGTTCATCTGACCTTATTGAAGAACCTACGTCCTTTCTCAATATTGATAATCTTCCTCCTAATAAAGATTTCTATTTGTTTGAACAGGATTCTAAAGATCACGTAATTGTTACATATACCGTAACAGTAATATACGATAGAGAAACAACTACAACTACTCAAGGTACTGGAGAACCTGCACCACCTCCTGTCACCACTGTGGATTTAGAAGAGGATCTAGTATTTGTTGGAACATTCACACATAAAGTAAATAATAGTATAACGCTAGGTTATAACGTCGTAAGCTCATATTACGTATAAATAGTAAAATGCCAGCAGTCACAAGAATTGGAGACGCAGATATACCACACTGTTCAGGACCAGTAAGATCTGGCGCGAGTGGTAACGTATACGCAAATGGTATACCAGTCTCACGACAAACTGATAAGAACACTGTGCACCTTTTGCCTGGTTCACCATGTCCATCACACGCTGCTCCAATTGCTGCAGGATCAAGCACCGTAAAAGTTAATAATTTAGGATGCGGCCGTGTAGGTGATGGAATTAGTGGTTGTACTGCTGTTAAAGCTGGTTCACCAAACGTATTTGCAGGTGGTTAATTCTTCGCGTTGTCTGCCGTAATCTCTAAAGTACGAGCGATCTTTTCTACTTCGTCTAAGTGCTTTTCGATGTACTGTAATCTTAGATTTTGTTCAGCATCTTCAGGCAAGGCACCGAGTTCGCCTCTCGGCCATTTAATACGAAACTCTGTATTCGCTCCAATCTCTACATCACGAATATTTCGATCATGCTCAAGCTGAGTAATTCTGGATGTAAGATTGACATAACCAGTAACACTGACTGCTACAGCAAAGATCAGCGCTAAAAGGTTACGTAGTGGAATGTTTACATTGGTGTTTTCGTTTAAGTCTACCATAAGGTTATTTATAACATTAGCTATTTTTAAACACNATTTATNATNTAGTTGTTTTAAAAACNGTCNTTTGTATAAATAGATATATGACAACAGAACTATTAGCAATGCTCGGCGGTGGATTAAGTGGTTTCGTAATGAAAATGATCGCCTCCCAAGCCCAAAATCAAGCACAGTTGTTCGAACGAATGATTGTTAAACAAAAGACAGCAGATGATTCTGCAGACCGCGCCGCTAAAAGAGATGGTGGTGCTCTAGTCCGTAGATTTCTCGTAATAGTAACATTCTTTGCCATTGTTATTGCTCCGTTTATCTTTGCATTTTTTCCAGATGTTGGTATATCAGTATCGAGAGAAACTGATGGTTTCCTTGGCTTCTTTAAGACAGTTAAATGGAAAACAATCGAAGGTTTTGTCATTCTCCCAGAGATTCGTCAAACTGCACTTGCAATCGTAGGTTTCTATTTTGGAAGTTCACAAGTTAAATAAATAACATTATGCTAAAATCACTAAAAAGAATACTCAATCTAAAGATCATAGAGTGGGTCGATAATACACAGAAAGAATATGCTCATCTAGAATCAGATCAGTATTTCCTTGTTGAATCATCTACCGAAGGTCCTATGCTTTTCACTAAACACCAAGTAGTTGCAGCAAAAAACCGTGCGCTGAAGAATAAAGAAGACCTTTAAGCTATATGTGTGTCATAGCTGCTAAGCACTTTAAAGGAGTTGGCTGGGTCGGAGCAAAGAATCGCGATCGTAACTATCTTCCGACTGTAAACATCGTCCAGTCTAATCGTACTGGAACTCAAAGATTATACCTTGATGACGAGAAGACTCGTTACACTGAAGGTCTAAACGAGCATGGTGTGTCTATTCTATCAGCATCTCTTTCGATTAAGAGTGATGAAAAAGAAGGAGATAAAGCAATTAAGAACCGCAGAGCAGCTAACTATATGTCACCCGATGGTAAACATATTCGCGATGCTCTGCTTAATAAGACGATTAAAGGTGCACTTGATCTTTTAATCGAAAGAGAACTCTCAGGTTGCACTCTTGTATTTAATAAAAAGGAATGTTATCTTCTAGAAGGTGGATTCACTGTTCGTAAAGATGATGCAGATGAAGATAATCCTCGCGAATATATACATAAGGTCGAGAAAATAGAAGATTATGTTGTTCGATCAAATCATGGAATCTTATTGCCTCAACTTGGTTATAAGAAAGACACCGATGACGAGCATTTCAAACTCGCGAGGAAGTCATCTGAAGAACGACTTCGTATAGCTCGAGAAGAAGTTGATAAGACGACTGATCCACTCGAGTTAATAAATGCATTGAGTACTACACCTAACGATGATCCGTTCATGAATCCGATTCGTACAGGTGACCCGAAGAAAGAAGATATGGTGACTACTGGCCAGATTCTTCTTATTCCCAATGAAAAGACAATGCACTATCGCCCAATCTTTTCAGAAGTCAATTTTAAGTATAGTAAACTAAATGGACCTGACGCGAAGACATTCTTCGAAATCGTTTCCTCAAAAAAGCTATTAGGATTCAAGGAATTCGTAGACATCGTATAAATGAAAAAAACCGATTTTAGTACCTCGACATTATATCAGTGTTTTCTTGAAGAAAGAGAAGAGATACTAAAGCACAAATGGATCGAATCTGAAAAAGCAGGTAAAGATATAGGTTTCGAAAAAGCACTCCTTAGTTGGGTACGCAATTATCGAGAGGGCTGGAAAGAGTCCCATAAACCAAAAACCCTATCAACCGAAGCTGATAGGGTGCAAAGCGCGAAAGAACCGTATATAGATTAGACCTTCTTTTTAGTTGTCTTCTTGGTGGTTTTTCTCTTCTTCTTGGCTTTAGCTTTAAGCTCATTGAGTTCCGCAACTGCGCAATCGTAGAGGTATAGAGCTTCATCGACTGACTTTTCGACAGTCTTCACGTTGTTACGACCAACTAGTACCCCGGCCACGAAGCCGAATACCCATAGGGTGAGATTGGTTAATAGTATCATGCTCATAGTTTATCTTTCTTTTTGTTTATTATTTAGTGTAGATACCTTGTAGGTAAGACTCAAACTGCTCGATCTTTTCGAGACGTGTTGGCCAAAGGATGTATTCCTTTTCCGGGTTTTGTTTGAGATTGTTGAGAAGTGGTTGAATCGCGTTATATAGCGCATCAACCTTTTCTTGTGTAGCAGTAGCAACTAATGTAGTTGCTTCAACTTGCTCTTTAGCGTCTTCTGCTTGCTGATAAGTTTGTAGTTCACTCTCATCAACTAATGTAAATCCGAAATCGAAGATTGGTTCAGTCATGTTTACTTTTCTCTATTATTGGTGATAGCTTCGTCAATCTTTTGTGTAACCTTATAACCGACATGCTCATTGAATACGAGAGGTCCACGAGAACGTCCCATCAGTTTTCTTTTAGTTGGATTTGGCGCTCTTAGATCTGCACCAGGTTTTGCTCTTTTGCTCATAATATTATATTTATACTTTTTCGGTGTTTGATTCTTCGTAAAGTGCTTTAATCTTATCGACTAAATCGCGGTGCGATAAGGTTGATTCAGTGTCGCCTACAGCTTGCCTAATTTCCATAATGGAATAGATAGCATGCAAATAGTTCTTTCGCAGTTCTTCGTTCTCTTGAAGAACCTTCTTTCGTGTTATTTTTTTCGGTTTGTCCATAGTGTTGTTATTGTATTAGTGATGCTGCATATGCTATAGCTGACAGTACTGCTATTGTCAAACAGTAGAAAGAACATGCTATATAGAAATCCTTATCGTGCCGCTTGTTCATAGGTAATCATCTAGGTTGACTTCAAAGACTTCTCCGCCTACGAGCTCTTCGCATTGGGAAGAATCTTGAAAATCTTCATTCCAAAACAAAGCTTCGACAACGTCCTTTACTTCGTCTGAAACATCTTCATCAACGAACTTAATTTCAGCACCTTCGCAATCTTCCATTCTATAAATGGTATACACTATACCATCAACCTCTACATCTAAAGTGTGAACAGTTTTCTGGTATGTTAACCTTGAGGGTGTTATTATTTTTACTTGTTTCATTGTTGTGGTTTGTTCATTACGAAACTGAATATAATTCGAGGATACTCAACTGTGATGAATACTAAAATATTATAGATCGACATTGATAATAGACAAATAATTGCTATTGGCATTGAGACAATGATTAGTATGTATACTAAGAACTCTTTTATTAGATTCATTTTACTCTACTTCGTATTTTGAACACTTATCGATACACTCCGTGAATGTATCTTCGAATCCGTCTTTATCATTATTCCAACCATTAAAACAGTAATCAAATAGCCAATCACGAATTTCTTCATCATCCATACCTTCGATCCATTTCTCTTTCTTGACTTTAGCTACAAGTTTATCAAGGTACTCCTCTTGAATCTTACCCAATTCTTGGATAAAGTCTCCAGTCTTAAATGCTTCATCGTCTAGTTCTGCTTTGATTTTTACTTTCATATCAATTTCATAGATATATTATATAAGTGTTCCAATTAAACTGGCCAGTTAACCCACGCTGGAGCTTTATACTCATAGTCTTTTACTGTGAGATAGTAAGAACCTGATTTGTAATCACTGCGCTTGATCTTTGTGACAATTAATCCGTCTAAGTCCTTATGCACATCACCGAGATTTGTACCTACAGCAATATACGGTCCACCGCTTGGGTCAACTGAGTCTAGACTCCCATCATCCTTTCGAGAACATCCAACATGACCATTATCTTCAAAGGAATACTCAATGCAATCCTTAGCTATAATAGTGAATTTTCGTTCCTCATTGTATCGGCTTAGAATCGAGATTGTTTCCCCCTCTCTTAGATAACACATAGCATCTTCTTCTTCCATTTTATCATCTGGATAAAGATGCTCTGTCATTTCTCGACCTTTATCATAGAAGCACTNACCTACNGAATCTGGATGATANCCNGCGGCAANGCACANACCGTANAACTTCTCNGTCANNNCANTCATCCCCATTGAATCNTGTTNACTTTCGTATGTAANCTTTTCTTCGTAATGCTCTATTGTAATTTTCATAATGTTATTATATACTATTTTAGTAACTTTGTAAATAACTTAATTTATAGACAGCTTAACCAAATACAGAGGCATACAAAAATGCACACTGAAAATACACCAATAGTAATCTTCTCGATTAATTCGAGCGAGCCGTCCTTGGTCCTCTGTTCGTTAAATGATTTTTTCATTATAGTTCTTCGATTGCTTTAATCATTCGCTCACGCGCGATTTCCTTTGCTTTAGTATGAGATACGAATGAATCAATGGACTTTTCTTCAGATGCTTTCTCTTGTTGCACACGATATACCATCGCTTCGAGTATTAGTTTTAGTGCTTCTTTCATAATTATTTCCTCTTTTCTGGATTGACATTAACTACCCACCACACAAATCTACAGAATGCAGCAACTGAAACTACTGCGGTGATTATATGTATTGCTTCACTCATAATTTTTCCTCAAATTCAAATTGTACATTCAAAGACCTCATTGCATACTTAGCAACGTGATTCAATGCTTCCATATCTTCATACTCAACATATCGATCCCCGACAGTTTTCATATAGTAACCTTCGTGATCTCCCATGATCCAACAGAGAGTGATACAAGATTCCTTATCTAATTCTTCATTGTAAGTCCAAGCAACAATCTCGGCATGCCGATTCTCTGTCGCTGGTTTAAATTCTACATCATTATATCTCATCATAATTATTTATTCTTTTTCCAAACTTTATGTTTATTGTCGATTTCACTAGATAGGATCATTATTTTATGGTATGGCTTATACATGATCCATGCTGTACAATCATATCGCAAAAAGATCTTCGCGATCATATCGCCTATCCAAAAGAGTATCAATGACGCTATTGTTCTCATACCATTTATCCTCTCATAAAATTCTTCACACAGCTGCGTGGACCATTTGGTACGTAATACTTTTTATTCCTCTCCCAACTATCGTTGGTGAAGAGTTGTATGCACCCCGCATCTTTAGAGGAATACGACATTACACCTTTACGATTGCGAGTTACCTCGCGCGGTGATGGTTCATCTAATCCTAAAATTGCTCTAACGTTAGCATTCATAGTCTTGATATTTTTCCTAAAATGTCGTTTGCTTGATCATCGGTTAGATACCCTAAGGTGTCATCTGTAATAGGAGTATCATATGTGATAGTCCCATTAGAATCTAATACTGCGATTTCTAACCCCTTACTATAATCGTGCTCAACTACACTCGCGGTATAGTTGTTTGGAAAATTAAACAGGAGTTGATATCCGTTATGAATATTTTTACGCGTGCAAGTAAAATCTTTCTTGATGTTTTTAGTATATATTTTCATAATGATTAGCGATCGTAGATGTAGAGATCAGCTTTAGCCGCGTCAGCGAGTTTAATTGTTTGATGAGAGTGTGAGCCAGACCAAACGTTTGGTGGATTCTTCACAGAGTACTTATGCGCGTTTGGATTGTTTTTACCCATGCGACCTTTAACACACACACGGCGGCTAAGGCCTCCGATGTATTCGTCTTCAGCCTTTACGTATTTTCTAAGGGCGGCGATAAACGCTTTACCCTTTTCGCTGTGATGGTCTACTGTCCTGACGTATGAGTTTGATGTTCGTGTATTCATAATATAAATTTCCTTTCGTGGATTAGAGTGAGGCGAGGGCAGCAGTAGTGCCAGGGAAAATCTCAGCGCTAACTGAAACTGACTTGAGATTGACTTCAGCGCGAGTTGTAAGAAACACACCAGAGGTGAATTTCGCGAAAGCACTTGCAGTAGCTTCCTTGATCTCTACTGTGACGCCAGTCTCGGTGTCAGTAGAGGTGAACTTTGATCCGTAAGGATTGTCGATGATACGTTTTATTGAGTTTGTCATAATCTTTATTGGTTGGTTACAGTATTAATTATACCATATGGGCGCATATTGTACACCACTCTATGCCAATGGCTATTAATCACTTGTGCACTTTTTCGAAAAAAGTCCTAGAAAATCACAAAATTAGGCAGCGCTTTTGTACTTGTAGTAAACATGAATCATAAAAACTGCTGAGAATCCACTCACTATGTAATTAAATAGAAGCCAAAAATCACAGCCAAACCGAAGAATTGCATATCCAGCGGCTGCAGCATATCCAATGATCGATAGTACATATAGCGTAATACTAATATCATCGACAGATTTTGTCTTAATTGATTTGATGATCTGCGGCCAATAGCAGCTAATGAAGCATGCATTATATATTATTCCTAATAAATTCTCAACCGACATATTCATAAATCTCTTTCCAATTGTTTACTCGAATTACGTCTTCTGACAGATCATAATCACTATTATATGTGTGGTTCAATAAGAAACTATTGAGGCCCATGTCTGCACCCAATTCTGCATTCTCAGGCTTATCTTCAATCCACATAAAGTTCGAATCGCGATAGCGTTCAAGCGCTTCATCTTTATCGTCGCCACATCCAAGGCACACTACTCGTTCAAAGACACCTTCACCGAAGATTCGAGCGAGGTTTTGCTCACGAAGCTTTGTTGACCATGGATCATTACTCATTGAAGTGATACAATGGAAAACAACTCCATGTTCTTCGTGAAGTTTACGAACATACTTCACAGCATCTCGAAGAGGCGGAAGAAATCCAACTGCTGCAGATTCACAGAATGTTGAACACAGTTGTTGAGATTCTTCGCGAGGAATTCCATAGCATTTATCCATCGCATATTCGTTTGGCCGAACAGGCTTATAGCCTTTACGGTGCATCCACCAGTGGTAACTTTGAGCCCAATTCAATAGGACTCCATCGCAGTCTGTTAATATAATCATAATCTATTTTTGTTGTAAAAAGTGGTTCATAATGGTCGCCATCTGATGCATCTCTTGAGAAAATTTTGCTTTCCATTCATCGGACTCAACGTCTTTTTCTTGAAGCACACCGAGCAGTCCAAAGCATGATTCAGTTAAAACGTCTAGAGGATTTGTTTCGTTATTATCCATTATTCATTAATTCGTTTTTTGCAGCATCTGTAAATATCGCTGCATCTCCTCGCATCATTCTAAATGCCTCAGCTGGATCAATCGGTGTTTCTGTTTTACTTTTGTCAATAAAGACAAAGGATGAGAAAAATGTACTGTAATCTATTGTTGCTTTCATAATTATCCATTCAGTTGTTCAACGATTTTAGATTTAAAAACGTAATCTAAACCTGATCCTCCATTTCCAGTTTTTACAAGTATGCGATCGTCGTTTTCGAATAGCTGTACGATTTCGCCTGTAGCAATCATACTATCGCCAACGCGATATGTGATGTTATCACCTTCTTTATATGGAAATTTGTTTTTGTGCATGCGGTGTCTGTTTGAGTTTGTATACATTATAGTGTTGAGTTTATGCGGTTAAGTTTGATTTAGCGTAAAGGTCAAGTTTTTCCCAGTGCTCAATACGAGCGACTTCCATAGATTTCGTAGAAACCTTATTGATTCGCGCTTCGACGAGCTTGATCATCTCAGCGATGTTATAATAACCGCGAGTAGTCTTTGACTTCGATGATGGTTTTGTTACACACCATATGGCGTTTTCGTCGAGGCCGTTACGAACAGCGATGTCGATTAGCTCTTTGCGTTTTGCTTCAGTCCAATTGAGATAGACCATATCGTTGAGGAGAGTCTTGAGAGTCTTGAGTTTTTGTAGTTTTGTCATAATATAGCTCGTTGAGTTTTAAGAGTATTCTTTGAAAAAGCGGTGCTTTACGCGCAAGCCGCGATTGATATCGGTAGGTCATGTTATGCGGGGATTGCAAGGCAAAGACCTGCATAAGCAGCGAGGCCAATTAAGATTCCAACTAAGCTGGAGAGTGCGATTTCTTTTAGTGTTTTCATATATTAAATGCTGATGCCATTTTGAAGTTCAGCAGGAGACTCATACACGTATGATTCTTCTGCTTTCTTTTCTTCCTGCTCGCGGTCGTATTCGGCGCTGGCCTGAGCATAACACTCAGATGAAAGATGCTCCCACTCTGCAGTGGTTTTGTCTGACCAATAATCCCAACGAGGGCGAATTCCATATGCCGCCTTATGAGCGTCATAGTACTCTTCCCAAGCTTTGGTCTGATCCCACTCGTCAGGAGTAAGGCTGCGCTCACCTTTGGTGTAGTGTTTGCTGTGGCTGATCATATCCTCCTCATCATAGGAACTATACATGCGGAACTCTCCCTCTGGAGCTGCCTCGGCCCAAGCCTTAGACTTCGCGCAGAGTTCGTTGACATGATTGCGAAGTTCTTCTGTGATGTGTGATGTAATATTCATAAGTTCTATTGGTTGGTTACAGTATTATTATATCTGTGTTCCTATTGTAAAGTTATGAGAGAGAATGTAAACAATTAAGATACAAGAGTTAAGAACGAGGGTGATACTGACCACCGCATCGATGTCTTATTATCGCGAACTTTAACAGTCTTACGATTGATCTTCTCGACCGTTGCGTTGATCACTGAGCCTTTACCGGTGAATGATACGATATCTCCAATAGAGAACTTAGCTGCATTTTCTGCAATAATCTTGCGACTACGTGTATTGTGCAAGTTGACAGCGCGATCAAGATCCTCTCGATCCATTTTAGCAAAGAGAGAGGAAAGAGATTTGATTTCGTTTTGTGTTAGATTAGCCATAGTTTTTTTTAATATTGTTCTTATTGGTTGGTTACAGTATTAATTATACCATAACAGCGCACAAATGTACACAGGTCTATATCGTTGACAACCAACGACTTGTGCACTTTTAAAAAAAATGGCCTAGAAAATCACAAAATTAGTCACACATTGGATGATCTACAGGCAACCAGACGTATGATGATACGACATATTTAGGTCCAGAGATCGGCGTAGCACCTTTGTGGGGGTACTGCCATGTTGGTGGGAAGCATACCACAGATCCAGCTTCGGGCTTTATAGCCACTTCGTCACCGATATCGAAGATCGTTTCTCCTCCTTCAGCAACATCATTCAGATACCAAAACATGACCACTGCTCTCTTTGAAGAGGATTGATCAGCAGCATCAATATGCCAATCAAAGATTCCCTGATTAGGTTCGTATCTCTTGATTCGTGGAGCTTCATAATCCTTCATTGGCTCATAGCACACTAGCTTATCGCGAAGTGCGTTATGTGTCTTATCCATATAGAAGTTATTCACTGCTCTCATCAACTCGCCCATCGGTTCACGAAACTCAGCAAAAGCCGCATGATCAAGCATATTGATCTCAGCAAAGTCAAAGATCTTACTCTCACGTTTTACATAATTAGGATCAGAATGGCTAACAGAGTTATATGTCTCGATTAGCTTCTCACACATATCTAAAGGCATCGCATCCTTTAAATGTAAAATATACTCAGCTAGGGTTTTGTGCATGATATGAAGTGATTTTCTTTACCATCGGTTCGAGCCAATCAGTGGTTCTTTCTTTAAAGACGATAGGTGTATTAGATCCATCGACAGCCATAATGATCACTAATTGTTCAATAGGTGTGCCAGTTCTTTCTTCGAACATACACGAATATGCACACGCTTGAATGAAATAGTCTTCAATCTCATCACGAGATTTAATTCTCTTCGATGTCTTAAAGTCTACAATAGACAGTTCATCATCAAAGTTACCAATCAAGTCAACTCGACCCGCGGCCTTTAATTGATCTGAATAGAGAGGACATTCTTGAAGAACAACAGAATCCAACCTTTCATCGATAACACCCTTCACTGCCTTCGCCAACTGTACGATATGCGGAAGATTCTCTCCTTTCATGAAGTCTTCTTCATTATTAATATATCGTTCAGCAATAGAGTGAACAGCATTCCCCCGGCCGCATGCGTGACGCGAAACACGATTTGCTTCTTCATCTCCAACTCTCTTACGCCATTCCATAATAGATGCCTTCGTAAAGTATCCAAGAATAGATGTAATAGACGGATATGTCTTTCCAATAGGAGTGACATACTTACGTTTAGAGTCTATTGTCTCTGTGCTTAAGTCATCGTATCCTAATTCAATAGGACAATGCTTAAATGTCTTTGTTCGACTAAGCGTCTGAGGTTTCATAGAATGCAAATGTGAGTTGTGTATAGAGCGTAGGGAATAGTTCTAATTGGTTATTCATAATCTTCAAGTGTGCTAGGTGATTCGTAATAGTCGATGTTGTCAAAGTAATCTTCTCTCTCATATTGATTTGCGAAAGACTTCTTCCTACGATTTAATTTTTCTCGGCGTTTCTTTTTTCGTTCGAAAGAATCAAGTTCGCCATATACATTAGCTGTCTTATTCCTTACAGACTGTTTATTCCTTTTCATTTTTAGTAATGTTCAATAGTAGATTCTACACCCGATGCTTTATTGATTCCTGTTAGAAGATCATTCCAACCTGATCCAGCTTTCCGAATAGTTGAAACAGATCCTTCGAATGATAACGCTGGTGCACATACTCCACGTTTCACTTTTCCATCTTTCTCGCACGGGCATGATTTGCCACATGGCTTATCTCGATCTGCAATAGCATGAGATTCTTCCCATATCTTATCGCACTTATCACAATAGTAATCGTATGTCATATTAATTAAACCAAACTGGTTTCTCTCTTTTAGTCCAAACCATTTTGAACCGTTCTTGTTTTGTTTTATAGAATGCACGATATGATTTAACAACATCATCGAACATACATTCTGGATTTGACTTCATAGCTAGAGGCCATTTAGTGAGTGGCCCATCTGGAATATTAGCTGGTCCATAGAATAAATCTTTGCGAAGTACTTCATCTGACTTATGAATTTTACCATAACGATAAGTGTATTCTTTACATAGCGCATCAAACAACTTCCAATGCCAACGATAGTTTTCGATAGATGCCATTGTCCACACAGTACAAGGATGATGCATATGCACTGCCTTATAGTAAGTATCTTCTCGCTCGTCAGGTAGTACCCAATAGCGCGACATTGTTTTACCAGAATTAGAAGGTCTCCTCTCCTCAGTGCCATCAAGCATGCGATGTGCAGTTGATAGCATCTGAGCAGATTCGACAATCATCTTAGGTGTATGTTTATCACAGTGCATTTGCGCTGCGATTATTGGATCATTATCTAGTACGAATACGTTCATGCCAATATTATACCATACTCTACTCTAAAAGTAAATGCTTATTTTAGTAGAGCAGGGAACGTCTTCTCTACCAAGTTTTCGGTAACCTTGGTGTATAGCTTATGCAGAACCTTATCCTTTGCAGCAATAATGACCTCAGCGTCCTTTGCGTCCACTGATTCCAAAAGCCGAATAAGAATTTGCTCCTTCTTTACGGCCGAAACCTTATTACCCTTTACACACTGACCAAGAGGACGAATAATGTTCGTCAAGCGAGCATATTCTAGACCCTTTGGAGTCTCACTCTTTTTATATGGAGGTGCACCTTCTGGAAAATCCAATTCAATCTTAGGATTATGCGCCAATTGAAGGATAGTCCGAAGAGCGAAGTTATCATTCTTCGTAAAAAGCTCGATGCGTTCAGCCCGTGTTTTTAGGTTTTGCGCTTCTTCGAGCAACTCGTGTAGTAGTTTTTCTGTATTAGTTTTATTCATGTGGGAAAAAATCCGAAGCTGATGAGACCAAATTGCTAAGTCGATTTGTGATTAGGTAGTTTAGAACCTTCATCTTCGGAGCTGGTTTTGTGTTATTGTATATGTCAAGGATTTCTGATTTGATATCTTCAGGAATGAAGTCAAGATCAATAACCTTTTGATTGCGTTGAAAGTTACGGTATACATGCTCAGGCATAATAGTCGATAGAGAATCATAGTTCTCTAACCACTCGTTGATTTTCTTCTTAGATAGTGGTGTCTGTCTAGAGCTTTCGTCGATAAAGACACTATCAGCACTCAGTACATTTGGTACACCATCGCTTGAATCACCTCTAAAGATATGTTCTTTGATATATTGAACTGGATCTTTTTCAGTAATAAGCTTCTTCTTCATAGGAGAAAACTGCTTTACATTCTTATACTTGTGGAGCTGGATGAAGTCTTTATCAGCCGATACGATCATGACCTTTTCGTTCTTACCGAACTCTTGTGTTTCTTGTACAAGACATGCGATAATATCATCAGCCTCGACACCACGCACATGAAGTGGTATCCATGGAAGATTGGCACCGATCTCTTCGCGCACCTTAGTAAGAGTATCGAAAAACGCAGACCAGTCCATACCAGAACTTTCTCGTGCTTTTGCGCGGTTCGCCTTATATTCTGGAAAGACGTCTTTACGCCAAGATCCACCATCACATGCAATAACCATCTGTCCATATTCTTCTCTAAACTTTGTGTTATACATTCGAATGCTATTCAACACAATGTGTCGTAGCATGTCCTCTGTTGGCGCTTCACTGCCTTTTGAATTGGCAAAGAATGCTGCAACTGCGATACCCGAGTAGTCGATGATTATAATGATGTACCTCGCTTTCTATTTGATTTATTCATAATATATATTATACACTATTTTAGCGCTAATGTAAAACTTTATTTTACTTCCATAGTGCTTTAATGTGCGCTCTGTGAATTTTCCCACCTACGAAGGCGTTTAAATATTCATTCGGCTTTAGTAGAACATCGCGTACGATCTGTTCTTTCATTTCGATATAATTTAGTTCGCCTTTACTCTTACACAGATGCAGTATCTCTCGATTGAAGTGGTCTAAACCACGTTCTTCAACAATAAGCTTTACTGCTTCACTTGAACCACAATATGTTTTCCAATCAGATTCCTTTAAAGATCTACGTTTGCGCTTCTTTCCCTTCAATGGTGGTTTAGTTACTTTTGAGAAGAATCCTTTCTTTCCGATATACTTCATGCCAGTCTCCTTATCGGTGACCATATAGACGAATCCGATATAGTCACCGATCATTTCAGTAGTAAACTCCTCACCATTATAACTCCACATAGAGTTATTTATAAATCTATTCGAACTCGTCGGTCTCGATCGGATCGAACTCTCCGAAGTTTTCTTCACTACAGAACGGGCAATATGTTGGAACTAAGTCTT